TGCTCACGGTCCACGTTGCTTGCATGGTCATCGTCGTCGTGGTCGCCCTGGGCAGGTTCCTGCGTATGGACGATGGGTGTCACTGGTTTCTTCATGTCGCTCCTTCTACATCTGGCCGACGGTCATAGCTCCCCCACCGGGGGATTCCATCTGCGAGAGGATCGTCGAGACCCCCGGTGGCGGGCCTCCTTCCAATTGGTCCCCACCTGGGGGCATCATGCCGGGAGGCGGCATACCGGGCGCACCGGCCATCGCCATCTCCTGCTCCGACATCTCCGGCTCCTGCGGGGTGAACAGCTTCTTGAGCGTCGAGACCGCTTCGCCGGGGTTGTCGAGTATCTCGATGAGCGCCATGTCTGCTGCGGGGTCGCCCTGCGCTGCACGCTGGCCCAACGACTGCAACAGCATCTCCTTCGCCTGGTCCTGGTCCATGCGTTCGTTCATCAGCGACACGTTGTCGAAACCGTCCATGTTCTCCTGCATCGTCCTGCGGTCCATGATGCGGGCCTGGACGAGCTGGAGACCGGCGACCACCTTCTGTGCCTCGTCGAACGTCGCCATTGCCCCGTAGACCCGCTTGGTGCGGTAGTCCTTGTCGATGTCCTTATTCGGCGTGTACTTCTCCTCGAAGTGGTTGCCGCCCTCGAACCAGAAGACCTTCTTCTTCGTCGAGGCGTGCATCTTCTCTTCCCACTCGAGCCGCTTGCGGTCGATGAGTTCGACGGAGTTGCCGATGGCGACCTGATACTCCTTGACGTTCAGATCGGCTGCGGAACCCAACTCCTTGATGCCCTGGCCCGTTGCGAAGCTGTTCGGGCTTTGACCGTCCTGGGCAACGTCGTACCCCGCAACGATCCTGAACTGGCGTTCAATGATGTTGATCGCCTGCCACGTTTGCTGGAGCTGATCGCCGGTTGGTTTCTCGACCCGTGTCCCAGGCTCGAACAGGTTGACAGCCTTCCTTCCACGGTCGTACGTACTGCCAACCATCTCTCCGATGATGTTCGTCTCACGGAACACTGCGTCCTCGGTGGCGATCAGCCCCAAGATGTTGAGCTTGCCCATCATCGCCATCAGGCCGAAGGCGTGGTGGTACTGCCCTTGAAGTTGGTCAAAGGAGAAGCGCTTCGTGACGACGAACGCCGGCCCTCCCTCGAGAGGGTTCGGGATGTAAGAGACGACCTTCTCGATCTCGGGGATCGCAACGTAGGTGCCGTCGTCGCACATGTACTCGATGACCTCGACGCCCCGGTGAGGGTTGCCCTCCCAACCGGACGACGACCCGATGATCGGGATACCGGCGCCTTCACGACGCCGTGACTGTGACTTCTGGAACGACTCCCTGAACGCCGGGTACGCCTCGATGACCCTGGAGCGGTCCATGTGCCGGATGACGGCGACCTCGGAGGGTTGCTGGTCTGCACCCCACATGCCGGGGTAGACGTCGTAGGGGTCCCTCAGTTCGGCTACCGGATAGGTCGTGTCACCGAACTTTCGTTCCCTGATGACATGAAGTGTGAACCCATAGCCGGGGAGCCACCTCCCGATCTGCGGGTACTGCATGTCCATGCGGGAAGTCTCGTCCCAGGCTCGAACGATGCGGCCACGCTTCTCGGCCTTCTTGCGGGCCTTCTCGTTGTCCTGAGTTGGGATCATGTCGGTCTTGAGCGTCGGCGGCCTTCCGATGCGCTGCGCCATGCGCTCGAGGCCGGACCACATGATGTTCGCCGTGGGCAGGTCCACGCCGAGGCTCGTGTCGGCACCCTTGCCCGAGCCGGGGCCTTGATACGGCACACCGTGGTTCAGAACAGCCTGGACGCCCGCTGCGCCACCGTTCATCACAGACCTGATCCTCGAGCGGTCTTTGACGTTCGCAAGCCCCTTGAGGGTGCGTGCTCGCTGGACGATGGTCTGGTAGTCCTTCATCGATCCTCTCCGATACGGATAGAGCCGTCAGGAAGGCCGTAGTCGATCTTGATCGTCGGGATGCGTCCGATGGCTTTGATGCTGCGGAAATGGTTGAAGACCTTCCTCATCTTCTCCCGATCCTCGGACGACGCCACCCAGACGACATGGTCGGGGCGTTCGTTGATCTGCGTCACCAGGTCCTTCGTGTCTGTGACAAACTGGGCGTCGGCGGTCGAGAGCTCGTCGTCGAACTGCGAGCCGCCCTCACGCTTCCGTTCACCAGGGAGCCACAGGCCGTCCGGTGTTACCTGTCCACCTTGCATCATTGTCCTCCCGGGTATGGGGTCTGCCATCCGACTTGGTTCATCGAGGTGACGTCAGGATACGACGACTCGCTGCTGACCTTCAACGTCACACTCCGGTCCTCTTTGCCCCACTTGATGATCTGGTTGAACGGGAACCATTGGGCCATCTTGATGTCCGTCTTCCTACTCCGGCCCCTCGACACGCCGTCCGTCGTCCACAGCTCCAACTGCCTGAGCAGCCGGTTGACCTTCTTGCGTGCCGAAGCGGAACCGTAAGGAAGGTTGACCCTGCCCTGGTGATACCAGGGTGCCATCGACGAGATGCCGATCTCGGCGTCCATCTTGTTCAACCCCGTCGTGTGCGGCTTGATGACGAGTCCCAGCTCGAGGGCGAGACGCTTCGTCTCCTTCATCTCGAAGAACTGGGACTGCTGGCTGTTGCCCTCATAGAACCAGTACTTCAACCCGTACTCGGCGTCCCACCTCCGCATCAGCCCCCACGCCCCCTCGAAGCCCCCGGCCTCCTGCTCCTCCAAGTTGACCATCGAGATCGTCTGGTTGGCGTAATGCCAACAGAACGCCGCCTGGGTGCCCTTCGCCGCAGGATCGAGGCCCGCAATGAGCCTCCCCAACGGCAGGCCCGTCAGACCCAGGTCACGGGACTTGTCCAATGCCTGCTCCCTGATGATCGGGATGTCAAAGACGATGCCGGTCTCCGGCAGCGGCTGGTTCAGATACCGCATCTCATAGGCGCCTGCGATGCCAAGCGTGTCCATCTCCTGCTTCTTCTCCAACAGCCATCTGTACGACCTGACCTCGGGGAACAACACACAGCCGTTGCCGTCGTGTCCCTCCCACCTATCCAGGTCCAGGTCGCAGTCCTCATGGGCCGAATCGACGATGATGCGCCACGCCTGGTCTGTGCCCTCCATCGCCATGATGTGGTGCGGCAGGTCGTCGGGATGCTGGCGGGAACCGATGTTGACCCAGGCGGTCCGCTCCTCTTTGCGTGTCCCGATCTCAGCGAACTTGTTGCGGCTGTACTGCCGCTGACTGGGTTCCCTCGTCGTGTCGAAGTCCTCGAGGTCATCGACGATCAACAGATCAACGTCACGGGACAGAATCTTCGAGGTGCGGCCAAGAGCCAACATCGAAGACGATTTCATGCCAACCAGGGACTGCTGGCGGACTTTGATCTCTTTCCCCGACCACGGCTTGTTCGACGCCCTGTCGGGCCGATACGAGTCGCCTCGAGGAAGCGTCGCAGCGATGAGCTCCTCGTTGTTCTCCAGATGGTCCCGCACCGCCCCCAACATGAGCTTCGCCACATCCGAGTTCGCAGCGACCCACATGATCCTGATGTTCGGGAACATGACGATCATCCACACCGCAAAGCGGATCAGCAACTCAGACTTCCCGTGCCTCGGCGGAGACAGGATCAACTGCTTCCCACCGACCGCATAGGCAACGATGATGCTCCGGATCCACTTCCAATGGAAATCTTTGATGATCGGCCTGCGACCCTCCAGATTGAAATAGCGGCGGGAGAAAGCCGAGTACGCCCTCGTCAGCCCGTCAGCCAACTCCTGAAACTCAGACGTCTCCTCGAGGCCCGCCAGCCCCAACTCACGGATCAGGATCAGATCAGCGACCGGCAACATGGCCTTCGCCGCCCAACCCATCTCGAACGCCTTGTGCTTCTCGGACATCTCCCTATCGATCAGGAGCGCCGCATAGCCCCTCGACACCTCAGCCTCCGAGATCTCATAGAGGTGAGCAAAATAGGAGCGAGGCACCGTCCCGTGGTCGAGCAGTTCGACCAGTTCCGGCTTCGCCTTGAGTTCACGGAAGAACGCACCAGCCCGCACCTTCTTATCACCCGGCGTCGGCAAGGCAGCCGCAACACGGGCCGCCTCCTTG